TTCGCCTGATTCGTTTCTTCTTGCTACTACATGAATATTAGTTGCGCTCATTTTAACCTCATATTAATTTTGACCACTTATCGCCGCCAATATTTAAAATTCCTGAAATGTCTACACCGGCATCGTCTGCTGCAACACCTGAAAGTGCGCTGCCTGGACCACCTGAATTTGATTCTTGCATTGGCGTTGTGCCTTCAAATAAATCAACACCACCGTAAGCATCTTTATTAATTGCACCTAAAAGAGTTTTTCTTGTTTCATTTAATTTCTTTTCTCTTAATTGGCGTCTTTTCTTTGCGTCCTCATCACTCTCATATTTCTTCTTTTGTTCGGTGATTTTTGTCTGCTGTGGTTGAGTGCCCATTCCCTTTACAACCTCAGATATAATGCCTGAAATTAGATTTGACTCAACTAATGCCTCTTGAATGCATTCTTTGATAATGGGTTTTAACATTTTTTTAAATTGCTCTTTATTCATTTTAGTCCAAAATTGAGTTTAGAATTGAGTTTACACGATAATCCTTATCATGAACCTTTAACTCTTTCGACTCCCTAATTTTTTGTGGGTTCATAAATGCACCTGGAGTTGATGGGTCAGCAACAATATCAAAACAGATTAAAGTAAAATCCTCTTGAACGATGCTTGTTCCGTTTGACTCGTTTACGACAGAACCAAGACCTCTTGATGAAATACCAACTTGTCCACCTGATCCAACAATACCTTTTACGATTTCGCCACAGGGAGTGTCTAGAATCTTAATAGCACCCATGACAGTATCGCCATCCATCCAGTAGCGTGTAACCATATGTGATGCGTTCTTTAAATCAACAACTGATGTGTCTGGGTGGTCCAACTCACCAAATGCTCTTCTTTGCTTGATGAGCATGTCATAGTTTTTCATTTCTCTTTCAAGAACATGAGATGGGTACTTTCTACCATTACCATTTTTGGTATTGCCCTTTTGCAAAACACCAGTTAAGTACCATGCCTTATTATCACGAATATCCTTCTTCTCAGCCTCAGTTAAAAGATCGTCACAGTATCCACCTTCACAAAGAGCATAATATTCTCTTAATAATACCTTGTCAGACATTTATTCGTCCTCCACTTTTGTGTTTAATTCTGGTGTGGATGGTCCTGCGCCGATTTCGTCTCTTTTGTCTTTTGCATTACGAACTGCATCATGCATTTGAGTTAAAAAATCTGATACCAATTTAACAACTTCATCACCAGGAACACCTGCTTGGACCAACGCTGGACCTGCGATTTCGGCAATTTGTGTAGCAACAGCATCAAGAATATTACCCTGTGCTGCGATCATTTGCTTTATTTCTTTTTCAGCGTCGTCAACGATGCCTTGGATATCGGGAGCATCAGCATCACCGCCAGCATCACCATCCATAGCGCCGTAATAACCAACCCTCTCCTGAATAAGAGAAGATATAACCATTTTTTTAATCTCATTTAGATTCATCAAAATTCTCCTGCGGTCGTCAACCGCCCGATCTAACTGCCCTTGCAGCAAAGACGTGGAGGTTGAAGCATCCACTTTGTTTCTACAAAATTATTGATTCCTTTTGACATTTATTCCTTCATCTCCAAATAATGTACAGAACACATATGATGTTCCTGAACTTAACCAACCACATAAAAGTAAATTGATTGTATTCTGTTCAAAAGTAAATAGTTCCGTCCAGGGTGAAATTAAACAAACTATTACACCAACCCAAAATCCCATACACATTGGGCAATGAAAGAAGTGTCGTTTGGGTCTTATTTTGTTAAAGATTGATCCATAGACTAAGATTTGAGTTAGTCCATAACACGTTAAAATAAAATATAATAAAGACATTTATATCCTGTAAAGTAATCCGTAATATTGTGTGTAGAAAGGGTCCATAGTGCCTTTCTTTTTCTGTTGCGGAACTTCACCGTATTCTGTACTATCTTCCACATCAGGTTCGACAAGCATTTTATCAACTTCAAAATCATAATCTAATGCTTTTTTAAGTCTTGGTAGTTCTTCTCTAAAGAACATAAAAATATTTAAAAGAACCACTTTTACAACATCAATTTTTTTATTTGCTGGATAAGTTGCTTCAATACTACCAAAAATATTTCCACCCTTAACAGTATCGGGCAAAATAACACCGCGTCTTTTAAGAAACTCAAAGAATGCATCCTGATGTGGGTAAGCAGATGCTTTTCTTTTTTTATTGACAAAAGTCATAATTTTCTTTTTGTCTGGGTTAACAACAATATCAAAAAGGGGATGATCGTAAATAATGTAATTATTATCTAATGTTCTACGAATATCTAATGAAATGGGTTGTGATGGAATTGGTTCAACATTTACATCAATTGATGTTGGCTCTGGTTCGACAACAGATATAGTAATTTTATCTGGTTTTTCCTCATCAATCTTAACTTTGATTTCATCAATACTAATCATTGTTTCCAATCTCGCTTACAAGTTGTTGCATTTTCATAATTTGCTTAAGCATGTCTTCATTGATTAACTCGCCTTTAAATCCATCAATAACAGAAGATACTTTATTAATTTTTTCTTGCAACTCGCCTTCGAACTTTGCATTAGCAATTGCTTCTTTAATTCTTGTCAATTCATCATTAAGGTACATCTTTAATTCAAGACCATTGTCTGCGAATGATGAAATGTACTTTGATAATAAAACTCTTTGCTCTTCAAGCAATCCATTATAATGGTTGTTAAACTTAGAAGAGAAAATTTTCATTGTTGCATTATTAATCTTCTTTTCTTCATTTAATTTTTGAGGAATGGATGACATATATCGAACAACAACATTTTCCATCAAAACTTTATTTTTAATTTTTGTGCTTGGTGAAAGCATTTGATAAATACTTGCCAATGCTTTGTAATTTGGTACAAAGTTAGAAAACACTTCTTCGCTTAGATTATTGTGAATCTTATTAATAAGACGAGTTTGTTCCTCAAAAAGTTTTTTTGTATTTAATCTTTCGCGCTCTTTCCTAACGTACCCAATGATCTTTTCGGCAGCATCTTTTGTTGTGCCGCGAGTTTCAATAATTTCATTGTAAAGAGTTAGTTCTTGTTTTAACATACTATCATTGTTAAAAAACTCTTTTATCACTGCCATTACAGCAGTTTTTCTTTTATCGTCTTTAGCAACAACGCTCTTAGTTAATTCTCTGACTAGCGCCTCATATAAAAATGCAGTATTTCTTCTCTTATTATGATTCATTCTATAAGTCCTCTGACAGTATTCTATCCATTTCCTCATTTAATGAAGACATTCTATTTTCAAATTCTTCACTATAATTAGATTTGTTTTCTTTAATAAACGCACCGCCTGCCATTGATCTAAAAACATTGCGTGGTTTTCGTGGTCCAGTTGCACCCCAAGACTCTATTTTTTTGGCGTTTTGTCGTCTATCTCGCTCTACTTTTTTATATCTTTTGCCCTTATCTTTTGGACCAGTATAAGATCCATCAGCAAATTCTGTGTAGATTGCTGCTGGTTTATCATCGTTGCGCTTGCCACCACCCTCTGGCGTTGCTAAAAGAACATCTTCACCACCGGCTGCTTCTGGCTCTGGTGTGGGTGCTTCAGGTGCAGGAGCTTCAGGTGCTGGTGTTTCTCCACCACCTAATTCGCCGCCTAGTTCGCCACCCAACTCGCCGCCAGCGGCTTCAGCGCCGACATCACCGCCTAATCCAAGATCGCCAGCACCTCCAAATCCACCACCTGTCAAGGTTTCAGCAGCAAGACCTTCGCCTTGTTCTGTTGCGATCTTTGCTAGTGCTGTTTCTATTTGTTTATCATGGAACTTCTCTCTTGTATTTCGAACCAACTCTTCCTCTGACAAACCTAAAATATTTTTTGCAATCCAACGATTACTGTACACATCGCCTCTTGCTTTAGATGCAGCATCTAATCTTTGATTTAGCATCTCCATTTCCTGCAACATGGAAACTCTTGATGGGTTGTGAAGTTTTAAATCAAAACTGATTAAATCATTTCCTCTATATCCTAGAGTGTATAAATGAATTGTTGCCATCTTATCTAATTCTGCAACAACCGCTCTTTGAATTCTCTGAATTGTTCTTGCGAATCTAATATCTTTCTGTGCAAGTGATGCTTGCTCTTCTGTTGCTCCATCGCCTCTAATAAGATAAGACATTGGAATCTTAATTGCTGCAAACAACTTATTTTGTAGGTACTTAATATCTTCAATCGCCGTACCCCAAGTATCACCCTGTACAGTTGATATATCTACTGATGATTGACCATTTCTTGTTGGGATGTAGTAATCTTCTTCAATTGATAGTGGGTTGTAGCGCAAATCAACTCGACCATTCTTATCATCAACAACTTGATGACGTTTCATCATGGTTATGATCTTTTGCATGTACTGTTCTACTTCTTCTGGTGGAATACCGCCAACATCAATCTTAAACTGCTTTCTCTGTGGCGAACGAACAACTCTGTATGCAATCATGGCGTCTTCTAGTAGAGTTAATTGTCTCCAGATTCTGCGACCTGGATCTAATACTGATGTGCCGTATGGAACATACTTGTCATTACCCATGACTCTAAAGTGCGCCATTTGCCAGTTTTCGAATGTTAAGCCGCCCACATTCCACTGATACTGAACATAATTTGGATTAGATTGATCAGTCCCTTCCATTCTCTCAATTTCACTAACTGGAAGACCAATAAATGATTTAATGCCAATCTCTTCATCAATATCTAAATAACCAAAGAAGTCGCCATACTTACACATAGAACGCACCCAACCAAAAAGGTTGGCATCAACATTTAGAACTTTATGAAATAGTGTCTCTAATATATCTTTGATCTCTTCATTTTGACAATCAATAATTAATGACTTGTGGAACTCAGAGTGTGTTGTAACCTCATCAGCATAAATATCTAAAGCAGATGCCAATTCAGGCATAAACTCCATCTGATCAAAATCGGCGTATCTCTCAACACGATTGTAGTTGTTCATCATCGCTGTTGAGATTGATTCGTATGGGTTGTATGATTTACGTTTAAAAGACTGACCACCCACTGACCTAAATTTAGAAGCGTATTTATCTACTGAATATTTACGATTATTTCTTACTTGTTGTGCTCTATAATTTACAATTGGACCCGAAAATAATCTTGTTAAACGTTGGAATAACGGACTACTTGGGTTTCTTGGGTTATTTTTATTGTCTGCCATCGGTCAGTTCCTATTTCATAAAAAACGGTAGTTTGTGTATTTTAACTGTTTGTTGCTTGTTTTTGCCACCATAGATATAATTATCTTGCTGATTTCTTTCCATCCCAACAATTCTAGTATCTAATGACTTATTGCTTGTCATTATAGCAGAAAGCATAGATCTTTTATACTCTATTTCTTGTTGATTTACAGTTAATGCTGTATCTCTTACCCAGCATCCAATAGCACATGCCATAACTAAGTCATCGTTATAAGATCGCATCGCTTCTGCTTTTCCATTATTCCAAATAAACGTTTTTAATTCGTTAAATAATCTTCGGGATCTGATCTTTAAAACCTTATTACGAATAAATTCTTCTAATTTAGCGATAATCATTGGTCTAGTTTTAATTGTGGTTGAAAAACCAGCAATCACAGATGTTTGTTCTGTGTAAGATGTCTCAACATACTCGTGTGTTGACTTTTTTGAGTGGTAAATATTTGGATGACCGTAATCTTTTAATTTTGTTAAGACTGTCATGCCAACTGAGTTGTTCTCTACAACAGTCATGCACATTCCATAACTTTTAGATGTGTCATAAATTATACGAGCGAAACTATCAAGGGGTAATTTGCCTTGATATTCACAACAGATCTCCATTGTATCCGATTCAAACACATAGAAGGTAGAGTTGTCTTTACCATCACCACGCGCAACGTCAGCAACCATAAAATATTTTTTACCTTCCTCAGCGTTCTTCCAAATCCAAAGGTTGCGATCAAATCCAGTTTTGTATTCTGGTTCTAAGAGTTCTTCTGTTTCAATACGAACTAAGTCTTTACCATTGATAAGAGTATCACCGGACATGTTAAAGTTGCACTCTAACTCCTGTGCAATTTCTCTTGCAGACATGTTCTTGGTTTCTTTTTCAAACCATTTATGATCTCTATCTGGGTGGATATGCCAAGGCAATTTAATTGGATTAAAATCGTTTAGACCCTGCTCTGCTTCTGAATATAACTTATGGTAAAGATTGCCAACACCTTTTGGGGTTGAGATGATAATACAATCACCACCAGTTGATAGGGTAGGATACAAACCTGCCCACAAGTCATCAAGACCCTCAATGATCGCTGCCTCGTCAATAACAAGCAAAGAAAGTGCTTCTGAACGACCAGCATCACCTGATGTTGAAATTGCTTTTACTTGCGAACCATTGGATAATTCAAAAGAGTTTTTATTGTCAATAACCAACTCTGTTAGTTTCATCCACTCGGGGATTGCCTTTAGGGCAAACTTTACTTTTCTAACCAAGTTCGCAGCAGTTGATAGTTTGGTTGCCATCACGACAACGTTCTTGTTTTTATGGAACAGAACAAACCACGCAATATAAACAGCAGAAACAGTTGAGAGACCCAACTGTCTTGCTTTTAAAATAATATTGAAACGATTATCTTGAAAATCTTTTACAACGTCTTTCTGGAAAGGGTACATGGTAAAGGGAATTGTTCCCTTCATTGGGTGA